AATACATTTTCCCAATATGGAATGCCCATTGTTGTATCGTAATAGACTTCACCGAGAAATGTTTTACATGCCGATGCGACATCTTGCGCCATAGAATAGGGATTTGATGCCATGGCGATATTACCTGCGCTATCAACAACCAAATCCCAATTCGTCAAATCTAAAAGTAATGTATCTGCCATTAATTAGGTACTCCAGTGTTACCACTGCCAGTTGTTACGCCGCTGTGTGTATGGGTATGTACGTTTGTTCCCTGAGCCACCATCGCCCCAGTGGTTGTAAGTGACCCGCTCATTGTTGATGCTCCTCCGCCAGTCTGCGACAACGTACCGGCCAATACAGTCGCACCATTAACAGTAAATGTTGGCGTTGTAATGGTAGCTGATGATGTTGCATTAACTTCCAGTGTTGCGCTATTTATCTGCACATCTGGCGCACTTAAAATAACCGAACTAGGCGAATGGATTGTTATGCCAGATGCATTGAATTGCACATATTGTGATGGAGTGCCATTCAAAAAACCGCCAAAATATAAACCATCCGCCTTGTTGTATTTTCTGCGACTTGCCGGATTGCTTACATCTTTGGTTTTTTTCACAGTAGAAATATCACGACTACAAAAACCACAAACACCAATATCGCCAACTTGCGGGTCTAAAATAATCGCATTACTACCGCCCTGCATTCGCAAATATGGGATATTTGAAATTGTACCACTGGTAATGCCCTTCCCGTCACCAGTCAACTGATTAACCAATAACTGAGCGTTGATATAACCAACAGGCGACACGCCACCAGCATTTGTAACTTTGGTTACGCGAACCAATGACATTGTATCTATTTTGTTGATTAATTGGCTGATAGTGAAAACCATCGCATTGTAATCACTTGCAATGGAGGATATTTGCTTTTGGCTAAAATATTGTTCGTTAGACACCGACAACCAACTCCTTACTTGAGCATCGAACTTCCGTGAACCAAGGGCCGTTCGGCATGTTTGAGCTTAAATGATGTTTGACACCCAAGTTGGCGACATTGGCGTTTGTGGTTTTTGTAGTCGCGACATCTCCATTGTGAAGAAAACTAAAGATGTAAGCAATCCAGCAAGCCGCAGAAAATACAACAAGGCTGATGGTTTATATTTCGGTGGATTCCTGAACGGAACTCCATCACAATATGTTCAATTTAATACATCAGGAATAACAATCCATTCACCAAACGCTGTTGTTTTGAGTGCGCCAGATGTGCAGATAAATAGTCAGACATTAGAGATAAATGCGACATCATCAGCAACAGTGACGACACCGACATTCACCATCAACGGACAAACGATATTGAATGGTGGCCTGTCTGCTGGCGGTAGTGGTGGGGCAAGTGTAACATTTAGCGGTAGCGTTACAGCTACTGGAAATGGCACTTTTGCTGGAACATCAGTTCACACCCATACACACAGCGGTGTAACAACTGGCAGCGGGAATACTGGAGCACCAAATTAATGGCAAATACATTACTTTTAGATTTGGATAACTGGGATTTAGTTATTGATAGCGCGGGCAATATAGCCATGGCATCAAATCCATATTCGATGGCGCAAGATGTAGCGTCAGCATGTAAAACATTTCTCGGTGAAGTCTATTACGATACAACAATGGGAATCCCATATTGGGAAAATGTATTGGGACAACTTCCACCAATTAACGTGCTGCAACAATACTTTGTGAATCAGGCGCTAACAGTGCCCGGTGTCGTGTCGGCCCGATGTGTGATAAACTCTTTTACTGACAGAAGTATTAGCGGACAGGTTAGATTTACTGACGCAACAGGCGTGGAGCAAGGCGTTAGCTTATGACAACAACAAGCGTACCGGCTTTAACTTTTACCAGCACTGGCGTCTCAGCACCAACGGAAGCTGAGATACTTGCTGGCGTTCAAACTGATATTAATGCTGCATTCGGTGGCGGGCTAGTTCCAAATCTAAACACTCCGCAAGGTCAGTTAGCATCTAGTCAAACTGCAATTATCGGCGATGCTAACGATAATTTTTTATATGTGGTTAATCAAGTAGATCCAGCTAATGCATCTGGCGCATTCCAAGATGCAATTGGCCGTATTTATTTTATGGAAAGAATTCCATCGCAGGCCACAGCTGTGCAATGCACATTAACTGGTGTTGGTGGGACTATCATTCCCGCTGGCGTTCAGGCGCAAGATACCAGTGGCAATACCTATATATCAACCGCGCAAGTGACAATCGGAAGCACTGGTACAGTTTCTGCTGAATTTCAAAATATTGTTACTGGCCCCATCGCGTGTGCATCAGGTACATTAACTGTTATCGTCCAGCAGATTGTCGGTTGGGACGCAATCACAAATCCTTCTTCTGGTGTTCTTGGTCGCAATGTTGAATCTCAGCAGGATTTTGAATATCGCAGACAAAAATCAGTTGCGATTAATGCAACTGGCACTAATGCGGCAATCCTTGCTAATGTCTTGGCTGTATCTAATGTATTGGATTGCTATGTTATAGATAATCCACTAAGTACATCGACTAATGTTGGGGCAACAAATTATTCATTAAAACCTCATTCTGTTTATGTTGGCGTAGTAGGTGGCTCATCGTCTGATATTGCATCAGCAATTCAGCAAGCAAAAGACGCTGGCTGTGATATGAATGGAAATACATCTGTAACCGTTTCGGATACAGTAAATTATTCGTATCCATATCGAAGCTTGCACTAATTTACGACTGAACCCGACCAAATTAGGTAGTGCCATAAAAAAGGCGGGTTTTGAGAAAATTTCTTGGTATGTGTTCCGTCAAAAGGTGTATGGGTACAATTTAGTGCGAATAAAACAATAAAGTGCTATCCTACATTGAAAGTGCTATCCTACAGCAAAGCCCGATAGATGCTAGGTTTTTTTCAATGTAGGATAGCAGGATAGCACTTTTTGCATTTTCCAACCTTTATAGAAAAACTTTTTAATTTATTTTTTAATTTCAATTTGCAATAGTCTAGTATAAAACACTATAAGTGCTATCCTACATTGTATAAAAGTCAGTAACCATCGGACTTAGCTGTAGGATAGCACTATCAAAAAAGTGCTATCCTTTGCTATCCTGCGCTATCCTACATTTTAAACAACATGGAACTATACCAATATCAAAAAGAAGCGATACAAGGGCTAGAAAAAGCCTTTATTGCCAACCTGAAAAGCGAAGAGTTACAGGCTCGAAACTCTATATTATTATTGCCAACTGGCGGAGGCAAAACCTTTGTTTTTTGCGCTATCGTTGCCCGAACGATTAAAAAAAATAAGAAGGCATTAATCATTACAGACCGTATCGAATTAATGATGCAAGCGAACGGCTCGCTGGCTGCTTTTAATTTAAAACCATCTTTTTTAAAAACCCGAAAACGCACCGATTTAAGCCAACCTCTTTATATTTCAATGATTGAAACAATTTTTAGACGGTTACAAAATAAAACAAAAACAAGTATCGTAAATCCTAAAAATTTACGTCCTAATCGACTTTATAAGCAAAGAGCATCAAAAGTATTAGAAGTTACAAATAAATACAGGGAATGGCTTTTATCATTCGATTTAATTGTGATTGACGAAGCTCATAAATCGTGTTTTGATAAACTTTTCGACTTTATTAATCAAAAAACGTTTGTAATTGGAGCAACGGCAACGCCTTATCGAGTAGCTCCACAACGGTCACTTTTAGACTTTTATAGCAATTTAATTGAGGGGGCAGACATCCAAAAATTGCAAGATTTGGGCAAGCTGGCAAACGTTCGATATTTTGGGGCAGATGTCGATTTGTCGAAAGTTGGGACAATAGGTAGCGAATATAACCCTGACGACCTACACTCAGCGTATACGGAACAAAAGGTTTATAATGGAGTCATTGAGAATTATAAACTACAATGTGACAATCAAAAAACACTTTGTTTTTCCGCTTCGGTTAAAAGCTCGTTACAATTATTACAAGCATTTATAAAAGCAGGTTATCCGGCAAAGCACATAGACTCAGATAGCGAAGACAGGGAAGAAATTTTGCATTGGTATAAAAATACAAGCAATGCAATTTTGTTAAATGTAGGGATTTTAACAGCAGGATTTGACGACCAACCTACTCAGGTGATTGTTTTGTATCGAGCTATTAAAGAGTCATTGCCTTTATATTTACAAATTTGCGGACGTGGTAGCCGTGTGACTGATTCAAAGAAAAGCTTTACGGTTTTAGACTTTGGGCAAAATGTAAAGCGTTTTGATTTTTGGCATAAAAAAAGAGAATGGTCATTGGAGAGAAAAGAAAAAAAGGAAGGCTCAGGTGTGGCTCCTATAAAAGAGTGTACAGGATGCGG